TGTAGAGGTCGTGCAGCCGCTTGATATTGCCCGCCTGCTGGTCGAAATCCTGACCGGGCCATTGGTGTTTCTCCACCACGCGGAACACGTCGCGCGCGGTCGAGGGCAGCGCATTCACGGTGCAGCCGGAAGGATCGCCACCGGAGACACCTTTCGAGGGGTCGAATCCGATGGAGACCGGCGCGTCGCCCAGCGGCCGCGGCGCCATGGGTCGGAAGTCGTCCCACACGTCCCACGAATCGATCATGCACCGCTTCACCAGCGCGAACGGGAACACTGACGCGGAGTCGTCAATGAACTCGCACATGAGCAGCTGACGGAATTCGTCGTCGCTGTATTCGAGGCGAAGCTGGTCAATGTCGAAAAGGTCGCAGCCGCCCGCCAGGGCGTCAATCACCGTGACGATCTGGCGGTACTGACCATCCGGGCAAAGCCGGCCCGCGGCCAGCGCCGCATGTGAGATATCGATCTCCACGCGGTCCGACTTCGCGCGACCGCGGTTGAACAGCGCGCCGGACCAGAACGGATACGCATCGTGGCTGAGCGCTGACGGGGTGGAAAAGTAGGTCTGGCGCCACTTCTTGTGGATCGCCATACCTGAAGCGACCTTGCGCAGCTGCTGGAAGCTGTAGACCCAAAAGTACTCGTCGAAATACAGATTGCCGTGGTAACTCTGCGCGGTTCGGGCGTTGGTGCCGAGGAAGTAAAGCGTCGCATCCTCCGCCGCGGGGAGGATGATGGGATCGCCGCGCAGCTCGATGTCGGCGGCGTCCTTCGCAAATTGCGTGAGGTACTGGCGGAACACGTCGGCCTGCGCACGGCTGGCCGAGAGGAAGATTTGATTGCGGCCGGTCTCCATGGCATCGACCAGCGCTTCGCGGGCGAAGTACCAGGTGGCGCCAATCTGGCGGGACTTGAGGATGTTGCGGATGCGGTGCGCGAGCCCCGCTTCGCGCCAGGTATGCTGGTAGCCGAACAGCGAATCCAGGAACGCCTCGCGCAACCGTTGGGCCTGCTCGGGGCTGTACTCGTTGCGCGTGGGCTTCTTCTTCGGTCGTGCGTTGCGATTGGCGACGTTGGGATTTAGGTCGCCCTCGTGACCGCCTGGGGCCTCGTAGCGACGGACACGCGCCAGGCGCTCGATCTGCCGGGTGAGCAGATCGATCTCCTTGTAGTCCCGCCCCTCCTTCGGCTCCTTCATGATGAGCTGACACAAGCGCGTGTCGAGCTGCATTTCGACCCGATCGATGGCCCGCGCCGACGCCCACCCGTCGCGCTGTTTCCACGACTCGACCGTGGCGCGTGGCAACTCCAGGTATTCGGCGATCTGCGTCACGCCCCAGCCCTGGAAGTACAGGCTGCGCGCGTGGCGTCGTGGATCCATAGCGGGCGTGAGCATGCGCGACAGCGTAGGGATGGGCGGCCGCACCTTCGCCCCGCGCTCGTTCTAGGGCGCGATGTACAGAACGGCCGCGCATTGCTGCGCTCGCCGGTGGTCCCGATGCTGCCACCTCAACGCATCGCCACCACTCAAGAGACGCACGCATGCCCAACAAGTCCAAATGGTTTTGCATCGCCACCGAGGGCGCCACGGCTGACGGACGCACCATCGAACGTGCATGGATCGAGCAGATGGCCGCTTCCTATGACCCGAAGGTCTACCGGGCGTGCATTAACCTGGAACACTTCCGCGGCATCTTCCCGGACGGCCCGTTCCGCAACTACGGCTTCGTGGATGCGCTCAAGGCGGCCGAGAACGACGCGGGCAAAAAGCAGTTGCTCGCGCAGATCAGCCCCACCGACGAGCTGGTGGGCAGGGTCAAGAATGCGCAGAAGGTCTTCACTTCGATCGAGGTCAACCCGAAGTTTGCCGATACCGGCAAGGCCTATCTCGTCGGCCTCGCGGTGACCGATAACCCCGCCAGCCTCGGCGTAGAGATGTTGGAGTTCGCGGCGCGCCATCCCGAGGCCAATCCCTTCACCAAGCGCAAGCTCGACCCCGGCAACCTCTTTACCGCCGCGGCCGAGGCGGCGATCGAATTTGAGTACGACAGCGAGAAGCCGCGCGGCGGCGTTCTTGCCAAGGTGCGCGCGATGTTCGCCAAGCGCCAGGCCTCCGAGGATGCGCGCTACTCCGATCTGGCCGCCGCCATTGAGGAAGTGGCCGAGCATGGCGAGGCGCAGAGCGCACAGACAGCTCAGCGTTTCGAGAAGGTGGACGGCGACGTCAAGAAGAACGCCCAAGACATCGCCGCCATGGGTGAGCGCCTGGAAGCGCTCGAAAACGCGTTCAACACCACCGCCCCGCAGCGCCGCAACCGCCCGCCGGCCGCCGGCGGTAACGACGCGCTCACCGACTTCTGAGCGCCCCCCTGATCCCGCCCAGCCTGCCGAAGGAAAGCCATGCAACGAGAAACCCGCCTCAAGTTCAACGCCTACATTCAGCGCATCGCGGAGGTGAACGGTGTTGAGGACGCCCGCGAGAAGTTCGCCGTCCAGCCCAGCGTGCAGCAGCGCCTGGAAAATGCCATTCAGGAGTCGAGCGACTACCTGCAGCTGATCAACGTGATCGGCGTGGACGAGATGACCGGGCAGAAGTTGCGCCTGGGAGTGAACGGCCCGATCGCGAGCCGCACGGACACCACGACGAAGGATCGCAACCCGCGCGACGTGTCCAAGATGGACCCGCACGGTTACCAGTGCGTGCAAACCAACTTCGACACCGCCTTCCCGTATGCGCTGCTGGACGCCTGGGCGAAGTTCCCCGACTTCCAGAACCGTCTGGCGACGGCCATCGCCAAGCGCCAAGGCCTGGACCGCCTGATGATCGGCTGGAACGGCGTCCAAGCGGCCCCCGAAACTGACCTCGCCAAGAACCCGTTGCTGCAGGACGTCAACAAGGGCTGGCTCCAGAACCTCCGCGAGCAGGCACCGGAACGCGTCATGAGCGAGGTGGAAGCCGGCTCCGGCAAGGTGCGCGTCGGTCCCGGCGGCGACTACGAGAACCTCGACGCCCTGGTTTATGACGCCATCACCTTGCTAGATCCGTGGTACCAGGAGGACACGGGGCTCCGCGTGCACGTCGGCCGCACGCTGATGCATGACAAATATTTCCCCACGATCAACCGCACGCAGGGAGCCATGGACGAACTGGCGAGCCAGGTGCTGGTGAGCCAGCGTGCCATGGGCAACCTTCCCGGGCTCGTGGTGCCGTTCTTCCCTGCCAACTCGCTACTGATCACCCGCCCGGACAACCTGTCCATCTACTTCCAGAACGGCAAGCGGCGCCGCCAGCTTATCGATGAACCCAAGCGCGACCGCGTGGCCAATTACGAGTCCAGCAACGACGCGTACGTGGTCGAAGACAACGGCCTCGCCGTCTTGGTGGAAAACATCGTTCTGGGTAACTTCACCGGCTCGCCGTAGGGACCACGCCATGCCTTCACCCGCACAGATGCATCTGATGCGCGTGGGAGCGGCCCGGGCGACCGCGCAAGCGGCGCCCGGGGCGCGAGTGAGCGAGGACACCTCGCGCGCCCACGCGCTAATGCGCGCCAAGCTCAACGAAGACCGGCGCCGCCTCAAGGCCGTGCAGTCCGTCGAGCGCAAGATCGCCGTGAAGCGCGAGATTCTGCCGGAGTACGACGCCTACATCGCCGGCGTGCTCGCCAGCGGCCGGGGCGTACAGGATGAAGTGCTCGGCTACGTCTTGTGCTGGCGGATAGATGTCGGCGACTTCGCCGGCGCGCTGCCGCTGGCCCGCTATGTGCTGTCCCACCATCTTGCGCTGCCGGATAACTTCCAGCGCACGCCGGCCACGTTGATCGCCGAGGAACCGGCCGAGCAGGCGCTCAAGGCCTACGCTGCCGGCAAACCGTTCGACGTGTCGGTACTGCGCGACGTCATGGAGCTGACCGCCGCCGAGGACATGCCGGACCAGGTGCGCGCCAAGCTGCTGTTCGCGCTAGGCCGCCATCTGGCCGACGCTGCGCCCGGCGAAGCCCTGGCCTACCTGCGCCGCGCCGTCGAGCTGCACGACAAGGTCGGTGCCAAGAAGGACATCGAGCAGCTGGAACGGCGCCTGCGCAACAGCCCGAGCGACACCATCGCTACCGAATCGCCGCCTCCGAGCGGCACCTGAGCCACCCCCGGCGCCGCGGCGGCACGGGTGGCGATGGAAGCCCCGCGGCTCGCCCGACCCACCCGTCCACCGCCGCACTTATCCCGAGATCAGCATGGGCACCCTTACCGCGAACGGCGGCGCACCCGCCACCCCACCCACGGATGACGGTCCGCCGCTCAAGAATGATGGATTCTGGCCGGACGTCGATCTGCAAGAGCTACGCGCGACCACGCGTTTGACCGGCAACGTCACGGCGCCGCGCCTGCGCGCGGCGGCCATCGCCGCCGTCCTGTTCGTCAACGAGCAGTTGGCCGTCTTCCGCGCCGCCAGGCGCGCCGAGGGCTGGGACAGCGCCGAAGACATGGACGACACCATCGACGGACGTTCCAAGCTCGTGCAGCAGTATTTGCGCGCGGTGGCGTGCACGGTGCAGGCCGATCTGGCTGAGCACTACCGGGATTGGGACAACACCCGCGCCGGCGATTACCGAGGCCTGGGGGAGCAGGATGCCGCCGCCGAGTTCCGACGCAATGCGCAGTGGGCACTGGCCGACATCCTCGGCCGTCCGCGCAGCGTGGTGGAGTTGATCTAGTGCCGTGGGTGCGCTCGCAGCAGGGCGACACGCTCGACGCGCTGTGTTGGCGGGAAATGGGCGCCACAACCGGCGTCGTGGAGACCGTGCTGGAACTGAACCGCGACCTCGCCGACCTCGGCACCTTCCTCCCCACCGGCACGCTTGTGCAGTTGCCAGAGCGCTC